AATGGATTTTATGTTAGGTGTATAAGAGATGGGGTTGATACAGGATGGAAAAAAATTGCGACATCATAAACTACAAATTTGCTTCTGGGAGGACTTTTGGGAATAAATCAAATGTTAGGAGATAAAGGATATCCAACATCATTTGCATCAGCAACTGAGGTTGGATATTATACTATTGATGACAGATTAACTAACGAAGATACCCCTAACGGTCATAGGGCATGGGGAGGATTATTGGTTTTTGGGCGTTTGTTTATAACTCAAATATACATTCCGATGAATGATAATGTTTTTTATATAAGACAAAAATTAGGAGATAATTGGGGAAAATGGGCAAAATACGAAGGTGTTTTTGTATAGAAATTATAACTTAAGCTCTTATATTTTGTACTTCTGGGAGGACTTCTGCCAACAAATGGAATAAAAAGAACTGAATATTATGAAACAATACGGCTAGGAATATCATTTAGTATAGGTGCTCCTACCAATGAATTCGTATATGTCAGCCATAATGACGGAGAAATGATGATTTATGTTGATTCTACCGGCATTGTTACGAAGATATTCTCTAGTGCTGATAAAATTATATCTATATCACTAAAGGATAATCAGATTATGATAACTGCTATAAATTATGACCTTATAGTTACGATTCGTGTACTCTCTTTTTAACATGGATTTTATCTAAACAGAGAGCTGGGAGAACTGTTCACTAATTTGAAGCTGTTTCCATTCATGTATAGAGGGAGAGTTAGTGATGCAAATCTAGCAGTAGACAATGGTTGGTATGAAATATTTGGTGACATTTCCAATGCTCCATTTACCCAAAGTTGGGGACCGCTATTTGTCATTGGGCATTCATATAAAGTCCAGTTCGCTTTTTATTCTGTTTCAGATGGGTTTAAATTGTATGTGAGACAACTTAACCATACCAATTTTGGATGGAATAAAATAGATTTGACACAGGTATAGGAATTTTGTACTTCTGGGATGGGGCAGAACAGCGTAGTCTAAAAAAGCAGCTATCCATCACGGGCAACTGCTTAAAAATGGTTTAAAAAATCTATAAACCCTATAAGTAAAGTCATTTATGAGAGAATCTGCATTTCCTTACAAAGATAGTGATAATAAAATTAAATGCTATCGTTTTTATGTCAAAGAAAAAGTTTGCCATTTACCCCAACTACCGACCCAATATAGCCTGATCTTAATAAATTGCCCCGAATAGGTTGCTTGAAACCCTATTTTTTGAACATCATTTGTCCCTATAAATATAACAGCATTTTGCCCATCACCACTTTCGAATGGAGAATTAGATGTTGATTTAGTTGTTTTCCGAATCCCATTCCATGTAAATGTATTGTAATCTTCAATGGGATTAACATCTCTATCGAAGAACTGTTCCATAGGCATTAGTCCATCTTTCTTGGCTGTAGCAACACCAATCAGTTCTCCCAGGACTTTCGCGGCAGCCGAAGAAGATGTCAAAGTTGGGTTCTTGGAACCGTCCAAAGTACGGAGCCAAGAGAAGGTGTCGGACTGGGGCAACTGGTCCTCAAACTCATCTGTTCCGGCTGCCGCAGCGGCAGCAAATGTTGATATTTCTGATGCAGCGGAAACAATCCGTGCGGAAACTAATTCTGTCATCTCATCGACGGTCACCTGTCGTTCGTTGCCGTTTTTATCCACAGCTTTAAAGCCAACTATATTTTCTAAATTCAAATCACTCATAATATCCAAATTTTATAAAGTTCTTATATAAGTTTTCCACGCTTTTGAAGTGCCGCCAATCGATTTGTACAGCTTCTTCCTGCCACCTTTTATCTTGTACCGGGAAAGGTTGCTTCCGTCGTAGTTCACGGGATAATCCAAATTGCCCTCGTTGGCATACGCCTCCATTTCGTATGAGATGGTATAATATGCCGAACTCGCAGGATGGCAGATAGGGTTTCCCTTAACCCACTCGACAAAATACCGCCAGTAGTATTTTACCCATGAGCCGATAACCTGTGCCTGACGCAAGTGTATGGTTTCGTGCGTCAAGCTTTCCTTACCCGCATAGGTCTGCATATACCTATCTATGTTCTCCTTGTTCTCGGCACGGTATATCATCCGTCCGCACCACATCATGAAACGGTATCTCTTGAAAGGATAATGCTTCATGGGAAGCAGCTCAGGAGTATCAAAATCACCCGGCTTGCTTGAGAACAGCATCTTGATTAATTGCCATAATTCTTTCATACTACTCCTTCTTTTTATCCAGATAATCATTCAGTGAGTCCGCCAGCAGACCGGGCAGCATGGAGGTGGAGCGTCTTATGATATCCACCTCTTCTTCGTCAATCTCGACACCTTCAGCAGTAGATTTGAATATCTTCTCAGCAAGGAGATGCGCCTTCAAACCCGCTACGTTCTTGTATATCCAGTCACCGTAGACCTCAGTGATGTTGTTGGCTATCAGTTTTTCTTTCTTAATCCCGTCGTAAATAGGAAATTGTGCAAAATTTATTCTCATACTTTAATATTTTAAATGTTATAAATCCACCCAGGTACTTCCTCCATTCATTGACTTGCGAATTCCGTTTCGCCCGACTGAAAAAATATAACTTCCACATCTTACATACAGAGTATCATCCGCTGTTGAAACATCTCCGGTTGATGATACAGTTATACTTCCACTTCTAATTACTGTATCCAAAATACCTTGGTATAAATGTCCGTCTATTGACTGGAACCGTTCGTATTTCATTTCAAATTTGTCGTATTGCAGCAACAAATTATCAACATTTACAGCCGACATATTAGTGCTGCCGATAAAATTATTACCGATATTGAATCCGCCAATTGTCCCCTTTGTCGCTATGATAGTCCCGGTGATATTCGCTTTCTGACAAAGAATCTCTCCGGTCTTTGTGTCCATCCTCAGATTAGGCTGGCCGTTAGTGCTGTCCTGTGACTGCATGATACCGTAAGGTGCCCCGTCCAATGTGTATCCGTTCAACTTGAACATAAATCCGGCTATGTTCGCCTTATCAGCAAGGAATATGTCGGTTACCAGACTTTTGTATTTCTGCATGGCTTCCCAGTTGGAATCTCCGTTAGCGGATGTAGGAGCCGCTGATACAGAACTTCCATAGTTGCGCACAAGAAAATTGTAATAAACTTCACCTATTTTGTGAATGATCTTGTCACGCTGTTTTGCATTCCATACGTATGTCTGTCCGGAAGCCCATACACCTCTGTCATAAGGGAACGCACCCGTAGCTCCTGTTGCTCCTATGGAACCATCATTTGCAACACCCACACCCTTCTCGGCCACATAATTGTCATTCCAAGCAGCAGCATCGGAAGCTGATTTATAAGCCCGGACGGCAAACTGGGTGTATCCGGCTGTCGCAGGTACGGATATCTGGCTGTTCAGTGTCGCACCTACATGAGCCAGCCAGCTTCCGTTGTATTTGCGGGCTGCCAGATAAAGCGTGCTGCACGTGCTTACATTGCCTGCCACATTCTGTTTGCAAGTGACAAGGAATCCAGACGGGGATGGCGTGCCTGTTGAAGTGAAGTTGATCACGCTGACAGGACTGTCCAGCCAGTAGGATGCCGACGGTCCGACGGGGGCAACCATCTCCTGCCAGTCCGCATGTACCGTCCGGTTCGCAGATCTGCCGGCGAGGATGTATCCGCCGTCTCTTTTCCTGCGGAGTCTGCCGTTTCTGAACTTGGCGATTTTAATCGGAGGGTTGGAGGTTTCAACCTTGCTTAAGTAAGATCCTCCGGCAAACGATACTGTACTGTTCTTGGCATACGGAGTATTGGCGGATTCCCAATGACCGGCTGCTGTGATGCTCTCACCATCCTTTCCGTCACTGCCGTCCACAACCATCGGGACAGTTTCGACATCAACCGCCTGACCGTTCACGTAGAACACGAACTTCAAGCTACTGGTAAAATTACCGGAAGCCACCCCGACACCATCACCGATGGGAACCTCGGCCGCACCGTCACGACTGTACTTCAACTCCCCGTCCGTTGTGGCCGTAGTGACCGCACCGACTGTCTTCATACGCCGACAGGATACCGAAGCCACACTGTAACCGCCGTTCTTGTTCTTGCTGACCATCGTGGCCGAAGTGACAAGGCTATAAATTACCGCATCGGAACCGTCCGCCCCGCCACGGACACC